CCGACCACGAATCCACCGGGATCATCGTGCCGTTGGTGCCCTCGTCAAGCAGCCGGCGCAGGCTCAGTTGCGATGCGTCGTAGACGCCCGTGACCTTCAACGCCCGCACCAGCCCGCCGATCCGCTGCGTGATGAGGTCGAGCTCGTCGGCCTGGTCCTGGTACACCGTGAAGTCAGGGATCGGCACCAGACTGTCGGTCGTGACCGTCGCGTACAGCGGCCGCGGGCAGGGCCAGAAGTCGTGCAGGCCCAGCGGGTCTTCGCGCTCGTCGAGCGGCTCCTCGCGGCCCTTGCTGACCCAGACAACCTTGCCGTCTTCCTTGTCCCACACCTCGTAGATGGTCGCCTTGGCCATCTGCCGGCTTGCCGTGTCGTCGCGGCCCACCTCGCCCTGCGACTGATCCAGCGGCGTGCCGTCGGCGACCTCCTGCCCGAAGCGCTCCACCAGCGCGTCGTAGTCCAGCGACACCTTGCGCCAGACCAGCTTGACCTCCTCCCACGATCTGGCGCACTGGTGACCGAAGTCACGCCAGTGCACGTAGTCGCAGGGTGCGCACTCGTAGTCGATCGTCTCGACGCGCTCCTCGGCGTCCTCGCTGATCTGCAGCTGCGTCTGCTGGAACCGCGGCTCGTAGCGCACCCAGGCGATTCCCCGGCCCGGCAGGAAGCGGTCCCGCACCGCCGCCGTCATGGCCATGCGGTAGTCGTCGTAGTGCTGGATCTCGTACTCGAGCGCCCGCTCGAGCATCAGCGCAGCCACGCGAGCGGCCGGGTCGGAATCCTTGAAGCGGCGCGTCACCTCTGGCTGCGGCACACGTGCGAACACGGCCGGCACGAGCGTCTCGACGTTGGCCCACAGGACGTTGAACTGCGCCGCGTTCTGCTTGACCTGCTCTCCGGTGTAGCGCTTGATGACTTTGCCGCCGCGCGTCTCCCACTTGGAGAACGTGCGCTCGTAGGCGCTGATCTCGCGCAGGATGCGACGCAGGTCCATCAGGTGCGGGCGGTGCGCGGCAGGACGGCCATGTAAGCGCCGATGGGCACATAGCCGGGGCGCAGCCGACCGTTGGCAAGCGTCACACCGGACACGTAGGTGCCTGCGGTGGCGAGGGGATTCGCCCCGGTTTTCAGCGACCCGTCGGAGTCCACAAACGGTCGGACATCGGTCAGGATGTCGTTCGCGCCGAGCGCAAGGTTGCTGTTGTTGACCACGTTGCCGCTGAACGCATTGAAGTTTTCGGTGGCGCTGGCATCCCGAAAGATTCCCTTGTTGCAGTTTACGATGACGTTGTTTAAAAACTGGGCGGTGGTGTCACCGAACGCATAAATGCCGAAGTTGGTTGCGCCGCTGATGTAGTTGTTGACCAACTGCGTCCCGAGCACACCCGGTGTGTTTGTGTAACCCAGTTGGTTACCAATCATCACGTTGCCCGTGATCTTGTTTCCTGAAGCGTGAGCATAAATGCCTGCGTACCCGCCTTGGCAGACGTTGTTGCGCACCACACAATCCGTGCCTTCCATGTACAGGCACGTCGTGTTGACCACGCCATCCCACGTCGGCAAAAGGCATACGTTCGAATCTGCGACGTTGCCAGCGGTCCAGTTTCCGCCGCTGATGCCACCGACAAATATGCATTGCTTTGCGGCTTTGGCCCGGTGATCGCAAAAGTTGTTGCGGATCACGTTGAAGTCGCAGCGCGTGCCGGAGATGCCCGAGCCCTGAATGCAGTCACCGCGATCATTTTGGTACGACACCCGGCTGATGCGGTTGCCCTCGATCAGGTTGTTCGACCCTCGAAACCACACGCCGTCGCAGGGAATGTTGTCGAAGACGTTGTTGATGACCCGATGGAACGACCCGAACATCTGGATGCCGTTGTGGTCCTCGTTGCCAATCGACCCTGGCGTCACACGCACATCGTGGATGTAGCAGTTTGAAACCGTGTTGTTGGTCGAGTTGCCGATCACTATGGCCGTCGCCGTCAGGTTGCTGTGCGGAGGCGTCGGCGCAAGTCCGCTGTCGAAAAGCTCAAGGTTGTCGATGGTCACCCACGAGGCGGTATTAAGGAAAATGCAGTAATGCTCGGGCAGCGCAGAGGTTGCGCCGTTGATGCGTGCGCGGTTGACTCCACCAGTGACTCGCAGGCCGGTGGTCCCGTCATAGGCGCCGATGATGATGGGGGCGGTGGCGGTACCTGAGACGGCGGTCTTGATTCCGCCATTGAACGTGGTGCCGCCCTTTTGCAGGTATTCGTTGCCGGCAGAAAATGTCACCGACGCCCACGATTTGTACGGATCGCTGAACGTGCCCGTGCCCGTCCCTGACACCGTCGGGTCAATGTAGTAGGTCGCCATCAGGTAAACGCCCCCACCGCGATGACGTGTGTCGAGCCCAGCGTCGACAGCTTCCACCCGCCCGAGGTCGACTTGATGCCCAGCGGCACCACATACGTGCCCGGCGTCGTGTTGGCCTGCATGATTGTCATGGTGGTCGTGCCGTCGTGAATCTGTGCCAGCGACGAAGCAGACGACACCACCACGCAAATCATTCGGCCGAGGTAATCGCCCGCCGCACCGGTTGAACCCAGCACGATGCTGGCAGACGATGCAGTGACGTACTCATACTCACCCACACCGTCGATGACCTCCATCGCGCCCAGCGACTGGTTCTCGCCCGTGATGAGCGTGGTGAGATTGACGGGATAGCCACTCATGACAGCACCTCAACGGTCAGGGTCGACGGGAACGTGGCGCGCATCTCGGTGGCTGCGTCGCCCAAAAAGGGAAACTCGATCTGGTTGGTGGCACCGCTCGCGCTGAACGTCTCCACGCCCGTGGTCACCGTGCCCAGCCGGTCACGCGAGTCGATGGTGACCATTCCGGTGCCGATTAGACGCAGGCGGAAGATGCTGGGCATCGCCACCCAGCCGCCCGAGGGCACGTTGCGCCAGCCGACCACTGCGGTCTGGCTCGAGCCCGTCGGCAGGGTGCTCGTCCAGTCAATTGCTCCGTTCCAGTTGGGCATGGTCGACCTCAGGCGTCGTGGAGAAACAGCACGGTGCCGGTGGACGCAAACGACGCATACACGCCGTTGCTCACGGGCACGGGCTGCGCGAGCACGCCGCGGGTGCCGGCAGCGGTGCTGGTTGGGATCACGTCGATGACCGTGCCGCTCGCCGCGCTGGCGTTGTCGTACAGCGTCACGGCGCCGCCGGTCACGGTGGTGACGATGTATCCGTGGTAGAAGCCGGATTTCCCGCGCACGACGCCGGTCGAGGTCAGTGGCGTGGCCGCGCTCGGCTGCGGCAGTCCTGGTGTGGGCATCAGATTCTCCTGCGTGCGGCGGGCGTCTCGGCCCACAGTTCGTCGAGCGATTGTTCGTGCCACCAGCGTGGCTTTGGTTCTTTCTCCGGCTGGCGCTCCTCGCGCCACGCCACGGCCATCATGCGAAACGCATCGGCGTAGTGGCTGGTCCAGTCGTGCCGCGGTCGGTCACGAAACGCCTTCGTGTCCTCGTTGTACTCCCGCTGGTACTGCTTGAGCGCCTCCAGGCCGTCCTCGCAGCCCACGTCGAACCAGACCTTCGGGAACATGGCGCGCGCGGCCTGGATGCCGTCCTGCAGGCCCAGGTTGGGCACGATGGCGGTCTTCTTCAGCCGCTCGTGCACCATCTCCTGAATGCTGCGTCCGCCCGAGGCCAGCGTCTTGGCCTTGGCGTCGTGCGGCAGCCAGTGCCCGCCGTAGCGGTACGGCTGGTCCAGCACGTGGTCGATGTAGTGATCCAAGCTCTTGCCCGAGGCGGCGTAGCAGCGCAGTACGTGCACCTCGCCGGCCACCACCTGGTAGAACCAGATCGCCGTGTCGTCGCTGTAGCCCAGATCCCACGCGGTATAGACCGGCACCGCCTTGTCGTAGGCCACCTCGGTGATGCGCCCGTCGGCCTCGGCCTGCCGCAGCTCGGTGCCGTAGTAGGCGCCAAGGATGGCCGCCTCGAACGAGCACTCCAGCTCCTGCTCGGCCTGATCCTCGGTCATCGTGCGCCGCATGTCGGCCACCTCGTCTGCCGCCAGGATGTTGCTGGTGCTGGCGCGCAGCTGCAGGCTGAACCACTCCGGGTCGCGCTGGGCCAGCTTCCAGGTGCTGTAGAAGGCGTTGTGCCCCTTGGGCGTGCCGATGATCGTCGCCCAGCCGCGCCGGTCTGCCAGCGCTGGCCGGATGACCGCACCCCACACGCTGGGCTTCCAGTCGCCAAACTCGTCAGCAACCAGCCCGTCGAAGAACATGCCGCGCAGTGCGTCCGGGTTGTCCGCGCCGAACACGCGCACCCGGGCGCCGTTGATGAGCTGCACCCACAACTCCGAGGCGTTGCGGTCAGTCGTGATGGGCTCGCTGTAGCGCAGCAGGTAGTCCCACGCCACCGCCTTGGCCTGCGTCAAGAACGGCGCGACGTAGGCGTATCGACCGTCAGCTTTGCCATCCGTGATGGCCCGACGAATCACGTCGTTGATGCAGGCCACCGTCTTGCCGGCCCGGCGGTGGGCCACGATGCACGCCCATCGCTGCGTGCGCTCGTGGAATGGCAGGAACGCTGCGCGTGGCGTGTACGGGATTACGTACTCGCGCCGCCCCACCGGATGACGTGCTCTTGCGGGCCACCGTCAGCGCCCGTGTTCTCGGTGCGTGCCAGCTTGGGCACGTGGTATTCGATCACCGACTGGAACAGCATGAACGCCCGTTCCGGGTCGGTCTCGGCGACGCGGTCCAGCCACTCCTGCAGCCGGTGCGAGTTGCCATCAACGAATGCAGCAATCGCCTGTCGCGCCTCGGCAGTCGATTTGTTCGGAGACCCAGGCTGTCGGCCCCCGGTCTTGAATCCTCGCGCCATACTCGTTCTATTTCGATCTGTTACAGATAGCAGGGCCGCGGCTTCGTCCCCGGCTTCTTCGGCTTGGCCATGATTCCTCCGCGCGAAAAAAAACCCGCTCGTGGCGGGTTTACGTTTCTTCAGGGCGAGCGAACCCGCCGATAAGCAGATAGTGCCTGAGACCACTGTACATGTCAACAGGTCTGCTCACAACACCCCTCGCTTCCTCATCTCGATCTCGAGCAGCCCCAGCGCCTCCTGATACGCCACCATCGCTGGCCTGCGCAGCCGGTAGACCGCCGCCAACCAAACATGCGCCACCGCCGCCTGCAGCTCGTGCGACAGGCTGCGCACCGCTGCATCCACCGCCCTGACCGAGATCAAATCCGCGCGCTCCACCAGGTCGTCAAAGTGCTCGCTGGCCCCGCCCGTGGCCAGTCCTGCGGCCCTCGACGGGTAGCCGCGCCCAACCTCGTCACGGCGCATCCAGCGCGCCCACTCGGCCAGCCAGTGCTCGACGGTGCTCCACTCGGTCACAGGCTCTCCCGCACGATCAAAGCAAACGTGTCCAGATCCACCTCGGCCCACTCCTCGCGGGTGCCGATCTCGCTGCACGACGCCAGCCACACGCGGATGCGCCACGGCTGCCTCGAGGCCCGGTACGCCAACGCCGGCCACCGGTCTGATTCCGTTGCCTGCCGCACTGCCTGCTCCCACCATGCTTCCCTCCACCCGGTTTCGTGCCGCTTGACCTCAATGGCCCAGCCCTGCACCTCAATGCCGTCTGCGCCTCCGCGCCTTGCCTGATCGACGTTGCGCCGCACCACGTAGCCCAGCCGGCCGCTCAGCTCGGCAAAGAACTCGCGTTCCCCCGTCTGCCCCTTGCGACGTTGCATGGCGCTCATTCCTCGTCGTCCTCTTTGTTGCTCAGCCGGTGCACCCGCGTTGTCATGCCGGTGCCGCCCCGCCGCATCCTGAAGGTGGGCATGACGATCTCGAGCAGGTTGGGCGGTGGTCTCTCCGCTGCCCGCTGCCGCTCCCGGTAGCGCGCCGTCGCCGCTTTGTGCTGCTGCTCATAGGCCGGGTCGTTCTTCTGCGCCAGCCACTTCTCGTGCCGCGTCAGCGCGCGCGGCTTGGCCACGTCGTGGCCCTTGCCCCAGGCATAGCGCGCCATCCAGACCTGCCCCGAGCGCTCCCAGGCCACGATGCGGATCAGCTTTTCCTTGCGCAGCGCCATCAGCACCTTCTGCGCTGACGTCCTGCAGCACGGCATGCGCTCGGCCAGCGCCGCCGAGGTGATCGCCTCCCCGCGGCCGAGGATGCCGACCGCGCGCAACAAAATGCGGGCAGCGCTCATCGCTTCACCTTCCCCCACACCCCCGGCGTCGCCGGCACCACCACCGCATCCGCCGGCAGACTGGTGGCCCCGTCCACGAACAGCGTCGCCCCGTCCAGCAGCTCGGCCGGCCAGCACATCGGCTCGCCCTCCGACGGCCGCAGGGTCACCATGCCGTCGACGACGCGGACAGTGGCAGTGCGGGTCTGGCAGGGAGATGTGATCGTCATGGTGATCGTGTCGGGCATCAGGGTTTTTCACACCGTGATGGCCGCCCCTCAAGGGCGGCAGTCACGGTGTGTGTCTTTGACGTTAGTTGTCTGTGTCACGGCGTGTGTCACGCCTGACACCCCGTGACATGTCACGTTTCTTTATACGCGCGCGCGAGGCTGTCACGGTGTCACGTGTCACGCTGATGTCACGGAATTTCGGGGCGATGTCACGGGGTCTGAGGTTCGATGTCACGCCTGATGTCCCCCTGCCTTTTCCAGCCAGTCGCCGGTGCTGACGACCAGCTGCTGGCCAATAGCGCGCTTGAGCGCACGGAAATACGCCTGCCGACGGGTGTCGGTCTCCGCGTCGGGCATCGC